GAGAGCAGTCTAATGGCTTATATTGGTCAATCTCCTTCAATAGGAAACTTTCAAGTCTGCGATGCTATTAGTGTAGTTAATGGTCAAGCTGCATACACAATGCAAGTATCATCTGTTAATGTAGTACCAGAAACAGCTAACCACATGATCGTATCTTTAAATGGTGTTATTCAAGCACCTGGTAGTTCTTATACTGTATCAGGTTCAACTATTACCTTTGCATCTAATTTAGCAACAGGTGATGTTATAAACTTTATTCATATACTAGGATCAGTTCTTGATCTTGGTGTACCTAGCGATGATACAGTAAGTACAGCTAAAATATCAGCTAATGCTGTAACAGCTGCTAAATTTAATGCAGATGTAATATCAGGACAAACTGCTTTAGCTGCTGAACCAGCAGACACAGACGAGTTTTTAGTTAGTGATGCAGGAGTATTAAAAAGAATAGACTACTCACTTATAAAAGGTGGTGGTATGCACACTTTATTATCTACAACCACTGTATCAAGTGCAGTAAGTTCAGTTGATATTGAAGCCAATATTGACACAACTTATAACAGATACCTTATTAGATTAGATGGTGTAAGACCAGCAACAGATAATGCACATTTATATATGAGAATAGGAAGTGCAAGTGGATATATTACAAGTAGTACATACGATTATACAGCAATATCTATGAAACACGATAATACTTCTCTTGCTTATACTAATCAACAAAATGTGGATCATGTTAGACTAGCGGATGAGGTTGATACTCACTCGCATGGCAGACTTTATTCTGATGTTACTTTATTTGATATTACAGGAACATCAAACGATCCACAATGGCAAACTAACACACAATATACAAGAGCAGATATTGTATCACAAACTCTTATGAATGGTAGATTAGATGGTGATGCTGGTACTAATTTTTCAAAAGTAAGATTTTATTTTCATAGTGGAAATGTAGATGCTGGAACTTTTAAACTATACGGAATAACATAGGAGTTAAACAATGGCTCTTAATTTTGCTAACAACAATTCTTTATCAGCAATCACAGCTTTACCAGCTAGTATTACTGGTGGTGCTTTAACTTTATTATCTACACAAACAGCTAGTAGCAGTTCAACAATATCTTTTACAAGTGGATTAGATTCAACTTATAAAGAATATATTTTTAAATATATAAACATACACCCAGCAACAGATGATCAAAAATTTACTTTCAATTTGAGTATTGATAGCGGTTCAAATTATAATGTAACTAAAACAACTAGCGCTTTTAGAGCTTTTCACACCGAAGATGATAGTTCAACAAGTTTGTCTATTAGAACAGGTGATGATTTAGCACAATCAACAGATTTTCAAGGTCTTACAGGATCAGTTGGCAATGATAATGACCAATCTTGTTCAGGAGTTTTACACTTATTTGATCCATCTAGCACAACATTCGTTAAACATTTTACATCAAATGTTCAACAAATTTTAGGTGGAAATTCATCAAGACAAGATTTTATTGCTGGTTATGCGAACACCACTAGCGCAGTAGATGCAGTTCAATTTAAATTTGCGTCAGGCAACATAGATTCAGGAGTTATAAAATTATATGGCGTTAGTTAAATATAATAATAATTCAATTTCAAGTGTAACTGCTTTAGATAGTATGGCAAGTGGTAGTTTAAATTTGATTACAACAAACACAATATCATCAGGAGTATCATCATCTTCTTTTACTTCTAGTATTAATAGCACTTATGATACTTACATATTTAAATTTATTAATATACACCCAGCTAGTGATAATGTAAGTTTTCAATTCAATGGAACTGATGATTCTTCTAGCCATTCTTTTGATATTATAAAAACTACAACTGCTTTTAATGCTTATCATAGTGAGTCAGATAGTGAAGCATCTTTAGGATATAGAAGTGCTGATGATGTTGCACAAGGTACAGGTTATCACACTTTATCACACCAAGCTAGTAATGATAATGATAATGGTTTAAGTGGCACTTTACATTTGTTTAACCCTAGCAACACAACTTTTATTAAAAATTTTATAGCAAGAATTAGTGGTAATAATGAAGATAATCATGCACAAGATAATTATTCTGCTGGTTATTTTAATACAACATCTGCAATTACAGGATTAGATTTTAAATTTAGTAGCGGAAACATAGATAGCGGAATCATCAAAATGTATGGATTGAGTAAATCATGAGTATAATAAAATTAAATAACAGAGGAGTAAAAGACGCAACTGCTTTTGGTAGCATAACAGGACTTGGTAATTTAATATTAATTAAAACACAAACTGCTAGCGATGCAGCGTCAATAGAATTTAAACATGGAACATCAGATGTAGTTATTGATAGCACATATAAAGAGTATATATTTTTTATGAATAATATGCACCCAGCTACTGATGGTCAAAATTTAATGTTTAATTTATCATCAGATACTGGATCAAACTATAACGTAACAAAAACAACTGCTTTTTTTAGAGCTGCACATAATGAAGATGGTTCTAGTGGTACAATCAATTACAGAACTGGTGAAGATTTAGCTCAAAGTACTGGTGAACAAAGATTAAATATGGGAACAAATGGAAGTGATGCTGATAGTGGTTCAAGTGGTTATTTGCATTTATTTGATCCAAGCTCCACTACTTTTGTTAAACATTTTATAGCAAGAAATAGCGATGCTTTTGATGAACCAGGAGCTGTTGATAGTTATGTTGCAGGTTATGCAAATACTACAAGTGCAGTTGATGCTATTCGATTTAAATTTGGTTCAGGTAATATAGGAAGCGGAACAATCTCACTTTACGGAGTGCTTTAATTAGTATACAACAACAACAAACAGGAGAAAAAATATGGCAAGATACAAAATGGTAAATGGAGAAAGAATCCAATTTACAGCAGCAGAAGAGACAGCTAGAGATGCAGAAGAAGCAGCTTGGTCAGCTGGTGCTTTTGATAGAGCTATGGCAGACTTGAGACAAAGAAGAAATGCTTTGTTATCAGCTACTGACTTCTATGCTTTGTCAGATGTAACAATGAGTGCTGACATGACAACGTACAGACAAGACCTTCGTGATCTTACAAATGGTTTAAGTACAGTTGCTGATGTTAATGCTGTTGTCTACCCAACAAAACCTGAATAAATTATATAAATTATAATTCATATCTGTTAATAAATTAACATGAAGTTTATGTTAATTTTAAAGGTATGTTCCGTTGTACACTTGAATTGTTTACCACCCATTCAAGACAGTTTTGTATTTAATTCTTGGTCAGAATGTGCTAGTGCAGGTTATCTACGATCTATTCAAACAAATAATAGTATAGATAGTGGTATGGTAAATAGAAATAAAATAGTTATAAACTTTGAGTGTGTAGAAGTTGAAGAATCATAGGAGAATATTATGGATAAAATGATAGAAACATTTTTAGAAGAAATAACAAACTTTTGGAAGAAAGTAAAAAGCTATGTCAAAAACAAAATTAAAAAAATCATCTGCAACTGTAAGTGCCAAAAAACAGATTAAAGAATACGCAGAAAAAAATAATAGTATTCGTATCTCTTATCATGAGAAGGTATGTCAAGAACGTATGAAAACTTTATTTAAAGCGATTGACGAGATGCGTAAAGATATAAAAAGTTTACACTCTGATATGAATAAAGGTAAAGGTGTTATTAGTTTTCTTATTATTATAGGCGGACTTATAGGAGCTGCGGTTGGCTTCTTTAAATGGAATGGCTAAACGCAGACAGACAGCTTCTGTTGGATTATATAATGAACTCATTGCACAGGCTAAATTTGCACAAGACCCTAACAAGATTGTATTTGTACCAGCTATGGGTAAAGGACCAATAGATATGGTAGTGCTAGACATAACCACAGGTGAGTATCAAGCCTACGATGTTAAGAGTGCAAATTATAGAAAATCAGAGTATACTCCTAAAGATACCTACAAAAGAAGAGCAGGTACGCTAATAAATAGAGGATTGACAGACGAGCAAAAAAAATTAAAAGTCAAAATATATTATAACAAATGAAACTTACAGCTAACATAACATTGGATGAGCTAACTAAGTCGCAAATTGCTGAACGAAAAGGCATTAACAATAACCCTAACCCACAGCAAATAGAAAATTTAAAAGCATTAGCAGTAAATATATTACAACCAGTTAGATCACACTTTGACAAACCTTTAATTATATCTAGTGGTTTTCGTACAGCTCAACTTTGTACAGAGATAGGAAGTAGTATTAACAGTCAGCACGTAGCAGACGAAAGTGCAGCCGCAGCTGACTTTGAGATACCTGGTGTAGATAATAGAGAACTAGCTCTTTGGATTAAATCAGAGTTAGAATTTGACCAACTTATTTTAGAATTTTACAGAGACAACGAACCGACTTCAGGTTGGATTCATTGTTCATATTCAACTAACGCAAATAGAAATCAATCATTAAGAGCTATGAGAGAAGAAGGCAAGGTTATTTATAAACCTTGGTTAGAATAATATGTGGTTAAATTTATTAGGTATGGGAGTTAAGACAGCTGCCAAACTATATCAAGACAAACAAAAAACTAAAGAAGCATTATCAGAAGCCAGACTTCACCATGCAGAGAAGATGAGGAGGGGGGAGATAGAATACAAGGGTAAAGTATTCGAGCATCAGAAGGGAGACTGGAAAGATGAGTTCGTACTTATCGTGTTATCTACCCCTATCTTCATGTTAGCCTATTCAGTTTTCTCAGAGGATGAAAAAATAGAACAGAAGATGGATTTGTTTTTTGAGAAACTACAATCAATGCCTTGGTGGTTGGTTGGACTTTGGGTATCAGTCGTTGCTGCTATCTATGGTATCAAAGCAAGTGAAATAAAAAACTTTAGCAAATGACAACCAATGATTATGATCCTAGGTTAATTGATAAATATCAAGAACCAAGACACTTAGTTCATTTTCAATGGGATAAATCTGATGATGTTTATCGTTATGCTTTAGTTGAAATTATACATCCAAAAGATATAGACTCTAGAAACAAAGAAAAAAAAGATGAGAAAGGTTTAACACAAAAGGAAATATGGGAAAAAAAATATCAACATCTTATGTCCAACAATACAGTTCTAAAGTAAGTTTACTATCACAACAAACAGGTAAGTATGGCAAGAGTAAAGTTCGATCTACAAAAACCAAAGCACGAAAGAATACCAAAAAATACTAGCATTGGTAGACGACCAAAGATGTCATCTATGAACAAGCATAAGAAACGTACTTGGAAAGCCTACAACTCACAAGGACATTAATGAAACCTATAATGATAACCTTGCTATACCTTACTTTTGGTGGAGACATCAAGCAAGATAGTTTTGAAATCTTTACAAGTTGTAGCTCTTGGTTTAAGACAAATATAACAGCTGTGGAAAAAAAGAAAAAGACATTTATGTCTAATCATTATTACCACACTTACAAAGGTAAAAAAGTTATAGGATATATTTGCGGAGGAGAAGAACCACAATGAAAAAACCAAAAAGTAAATTAGAATATTTAAAAAAGAATATAGTTATAGTTCCTGTGATAGCAGCAATTATTGCTGGAACATTTACATCGGTTAGATATGTGCTTAACCTTACAGATACTATTACGGCTAACCAAGAAACGATTATTAAACTAGAAGAAAGATTTAATAACTCTAGAGCTGACATCAATGACCTTAAACAAAGACTATCAGCTGCGGAAGCAACATGGACTATGGCAGAAAATTTATACAGACAATTAGCAGACACAGTAAGAGATCACACTTATGACCTTAAAGACCTTACGAGATAATTTATTATGGATTATATTTTTTCTTTGTGTAGCAACTTATGCACAAGCAAGGAATGATTATCTTAATGACTACGGAACTTGTGAAAGAGGTAGTTGGGAAACTTATACAGAACTTCGACAACATGAATATAAAACAGGCACAAGTGATGAATATCAAGATCAAACATTAGGTTTTAGATTTAGAATGCCTTTGGGTGCTGTGTGTAGTGATGAGTATATTGCAGAAATGCAGAAGAAAAATAAAATAAAAACCCAACTTGAACTTATAAAAGAGTGTAAAAGAATACCTAGAATTAGTCCACCACCTTTAGAATTTGCAGAGCTATTTAATATGTGTAATAAATTAGGAGTAGTAGGAGTAGTACAAGAAAAAAGACCAGAAGGTAGACATTGGGATAATTTAAAAATAAAGTATTTAAAAGACAATCCTGATATTATAATAATGGAACAGGCAATACCAAATGAAATTAAATGAAGGCACAAAAGTAAGCACAGACCTTAAAACAATTTTATCTATTGTAGCAGGAGTTGCTGTTGGTGTATGGGTTTACTTTGGTATAGAAGAAAGACTTAACAGATTAGAAACAGCAGATACATTATTCCAAGCTGATCTTTTAAAAAAAGCAGAACAAGAACCAAAAAATTTAGAAATGTATATGCTTATTGAACACCTTGCTGGTCAGATAGAAAGCATAGAAAAAGAAATAGACGCATCAAGATATAACAAAGTAAACATAGATCATCTAAAAGAACAAATAGATATGTTACAAAAGAAAATGAATGGACATTAAATGGAATTAGTTTTTGCACTTCTCATGTACCTAGGCGATCCGCCAGTTTTAAAAGAACACTTACTCATGCCTTCGTTAAGCGAATGTATGCAGAGAAAACG